TTTGTGATTGTTCCGCTGATCGGCAAAGTTACATCGGCTGTGTTCAACTCGCCCACGGCACCGTGGACTGGTGTGAACGCTGTGCAAAGAACCGAGAATGTGTACGAAGGGTTTGCTGTGCTGACTGCGGCGGTGCCTGCTTTGACAACCATGGTGACAGCGGTCGAGCCGATCAATGGCAAGATGAGTCCGTCGATTGCGTTGTAATCGTTGTGCAACGAGAGTGTCACAGAGTTGTCGATCAAACCAGCCACGCGGGTTACTGCGCCACCGGACCCGAACGAAGTTGTTGGTACCTCTGCGGCCGAAGTGCTTAAGGTTATTGCAGCCACATTATTGGAAATATCTGTACCCGCAAGAGTGACCGATGAGTTTAATAGAACTAACTTTGCCATGATTATTTATCTCCTGCCTTGTCGGCCTTCGAGGTTGATTTATCCGCTACCGGAACAATGCGACCCGATTGCAGAAGCAAGTCTAGATGGTCGATCTCTGCGCCATCAAGTGTGGCTGGATATTCTTTGCCGTGAACTATGAAGCCTTCGACGACTTGATATTTTGCCATAGGCTAAGCATACACCACGACACGGAAGTCGACCGTCAGGTAGGTCGTGTCGTTGGCGTCCACGGTTGAGATGTTTGATGCTTCTTCAACGATCAAGGTTTGCGCATATCCGCCGAGTGTCTGGTCGCCTTCAATCGCCGCACGGATCCCGCCATCGTAAGACAGATATGTGTCCATCAGGTTTTGTGTGGTTCGTTCGGCGGCACGGCCGACAATCACGCTGATGGTGAACACATGGGTCACGAGACCAGCCTTCATCGCGCCGTGATAGGTGATTGATTCGAGTGTCGGGAATGCGATACCGCCAAGCGACGGATTGACCTGATCGGGTTGCTGTGCGAATGCTCGCAGGTTCGTGATCGTCGCAAGACGGGTTTGTAATCCTGTTTTGAGTTCGGTGACTGTTGCGGTCATGCGAACATCCGCATTCGGCGATAAGGCTCGACAAGTTGTGCGACATCTGGATCAAGTGCGCGTGTCACTCGTATCGCACCCAAGTCTCCGAAGCCGGCGACGCCGAGCGGTGAATCGTAACGCTTGAAGATTCTTGACGCCTGAATGATCACCGCTTGTGTGATCGGTTCAGGTACAGATGGCCAACCGTATATTGCGGTCAGTTGCACCAAGGCTTCTTGTCCGAAGTTCGCGTTCAATGTCGGGAACAAGAAGTCGCCGACCGCACGGATGCGCGTGAACGGAACTGTCAATCCGTCAAGGATTCCGTTCGTTGGTTCTAGTTGGTAGTCGGTTGGTGTGAAGGTGACATCAAAGTTGTTGTCGGCAAGTGTTGAAGTTTTGAGCGTGATCGCAGTTGATGCGATGTCGTCGATCTCGCAGACGAATGAATCGTATGCCGTGAACACTCTGACTGTGGCCGAGCCGTACTGCCAGAACTGTCGGTTCGCATAACCGTCAATCAGACGGGATGCGGCACCGGCACAGTTGTCAATCAGGTCGTCATCTTGTGTGTCGGCTGTGCCGATTCGAAGAGCAGCCTTGATCTGGTTGCGTGTGGCGTAGCCGTTGACGATTGCCATAGGTTCCTTATCTTACTTCAGAGTCGGGTCGAGTGTACTCGGCGATGAACTTGCGCATCTCAATGTCGGCCTCGATGTTCTCATTGGAAGACATTCGGTTCGGTCGGATGTCGTTCACCAACACTTGCACTCCCGCAGGTTTGAACCAACGCGCACCATGCACCCAACACTTCCACCAGAATCCCCAGTCGCACCAGTAGACATCTGGATGACCGCCGACCCTTTGCCAAATATCTTTGGTGAACCAAGATGTTCCCATCACATGATTGACCATCGGTTGACTTCCCATCAGTTCTGGCAAAGATACATTGACGCCATTGTTTGACATGAATCGTAAAGTGTTAGCAACTACATCGGCGACCTTGTCAATGTTTGGCGGCATACATGAAAGGGCATCAGGATAGAACCTGTCGTCCATCGCCAACGGTGCGATCCAACCGTGTTGAACTTCTGCGACCGCAGCGTTGATCATCGCATCACAAGTTCGCGTCTGGCACTCGACTAGTCGACATGGCAAGTCTTTGACGCCGCAATCGTCGTCGGGATGGTAGGCGATCACGATGTCATCAGCCGGTGGATTCAACGCCTGCACAGAATCCCACCAGCCTTGAACTTCGTCTTTGTAAGCCGAACCCCACGCGAAGCCGACGATCGTAATCATCGTCTTCGATACCAGGATTCAGGTGCAAGACCTTCGCGAATATATTTTGGGTAGTGGTCGCCGATCTCAACTTCCCACAATGTCTCGCCGCGTATCGACCGTCCGATCCGATAGTTCTCGGTCATGAACTCTTCAGGATTTGCGACCATCAGTTCTTGGTGAGAGAACGATCGCATCTTGTTCGCAGCCCATTCAGGTCCACCCATCCACGACACATGCCAACCTGACCGCAGATTCGGCAGGCGTTCACGATTTGAACGAATGTGTTGCGCACCACCAGCTCGCTGACCCCACGGCCCTGCGACCATGGTATGTTCATCGGTCAAACGCCAATATGCCGACATGACCAGACGCCTCATCATGTAACCGTGCCAACCTTGTTTCAAAGTGTCGATGTCGGCTGGATCCCAGATCTCGTCGCAATCCGCGACCGTCACGATGTCTTGTTGCTCCGGTGCGAATTGTTGTAGTGCGACGAACAGATGGTTGCGTTGTGCGTGTTCTGCCGCCCAGCCAAGTTGGTTCGGGTTTGGTTCGAATGTTTCATAGTGGATTTTGTCTCGCCATTGGTAGAACCTGTCAATGTTCAGACCGTGCGGTTTGGGTTGACCCATGAATGTTGTCGTTGATTCGACGATGATGATCTTGTCAATGACATCACCGATCTCGTGCAAACGGCATTCGAGCATGTTGTGTTCTTGGTTGAACAGGATGCAGTCGAAGACTCTCATCAGTCCCAACTCAGATCTAGTCGGCGTTGCAGATCCCATTGACCTGCGTCAAGTCTTGCGTTGCGAAGTTTGAACAGTTCATGGTTCGAGTTGAATGTCGCCGAGTTCTTCGCCTGGTATGCGACATCGGACAGAAGTGTTGACGAGTTGTCGTGCATGATGATGTTTTGCGATTTGCGAATTGTTTTGCCGAGCCGAACGGCGCGACGCTCATAGTCGTTGTCTTCAAAGTATGCGGGATGGAATGCTTCGCAGAAGAGTCCGACTTCTTTGACAACCTGTGAACCGATCCACGCACACGCCCACTCTGGTGAACCCGTCAGATGAATCTCGTTCGGATCGCATGACTTCCAGAACTCTTCAAGTTTGTCCGGCATGAACCAGGCGTCCGAGTTGAGAAGAATCCAACCAGATGCAAACGGTGTCATCTTGATACCAAGATTCCATGATGTCGCCACACCGAGATTGCTTGGCATGTCCATGATGTATGTCTTGCCGTGCCGACTGTGGCGTGGCATCATCAAACAATCTTCTTCGATCTTGCCTCCGTTGTCGATGATGATGATCTTGTCGACTGGGAAGTCAAGCGAATCTATGCACCGCTCAAGCAGGTCGTAGCGGTTGAGAACTGGGATGATTATGACCGGCACCATGTTGACAACTCCTTCATCGCGGGCTTCCAATGCTGGTCAAATACGGTATCGGCTGCATACCCACGGGCATGCGTTATCGCCTCGTCTGAGAGGCTTCTAGGCGCGTTATAGGACGCCTCAAGCGACTTCACGATGTCAGGCACATTCGGTGTGAAGAACCATGATTGCTGTGCCGCATCCCACCATGGTTGACCTTCTACCGTCCAACCGTCGCCAACGAGTTCTGGTTGTGCGGTGAAGTTCGAGACGATCACGCGACATCCGCAGGCTTGTGCTTCGATAACTGGTATGCCGAAGCCTTCGCCCATCGAGCAGGCAAGCAACACATTTGATGCGGTGTACATCGCCGCCATCATTTGTTGCGGCAGACCGTGCCGATAGGCGTACTGGTCGACAACCTTGTAACGCTCTTTGGGTACACCGCAAGCATCGAGCAGGATCGGCAGGTTGATTCCAGCCATCGCACCATCGGGTTCGGTGTAGAGATACAGCACCGCGTCAGGTTTGTCTTTGGCAAAGATTGAGAATGCAAGAATGTTCTCGGCCCACGCCTTACGAGCAGGCTGCGAACCTTTGTTGGTTGCAACCATCGTGACGACGAAGCGGTCTTCTTCCCAGCCCATGAACTCTCGTCCAGTCATCTGCTTGCCGTTGTTGATATTCACCGACTCGGTCGGCTGGAACACAGGTTCGATCGCATGAGGAACATACAGATGCTCGACTCCTGCGATGTCCAACATCCGTGAACCGAACTTCGACATCGCGATCGGTTTCACATTGTCGCGCTCCAAGAATCGCAACACATCTGGTGGCGTCGGCTGATGATCGATCGGAACCCATGACGCGATGTTCTTGAGTTGTTTCAAAGATTCAGATTTCAACACCCACACATCAAACAATGTCATCAACAATGTTGGCGTGGCCAGATCTTGGTTCGCCCATTCCATTGTGTGCGCGACGACCACATCGTCGGAATATGCGGCGAGTCCTTGTGGGTAGACTTTGAATCCGTTCCAAGTTGATGACGAACCAGCCAGTCCGTACATCGCATGGATCGCTACTTGGTGGCCTTCTTTCGCGAGCCTTTGGATGACTTGCGCGGTTTGTTGGCCGTAGCCGGTTGCGGCCCAGGGAGCGTTGCTGTACCAAAGGACGCGGAGTCTGTCGGGATTGGTAAGTCGGATGTCTCTGGCAAGTGCGCTGCGCCCGCTCGGATCAAACGCTCCGCTAATGCTCCTGGTATCTCGACTGGTACGCCCTTGACGATTACGACTTGCCACATGATCCTCCTGAGTTTAGTGCGGGAATAGAGAAAGCCTCGGCAAGTCCTGCACGACCCTGCCGAGGCTTAATCCTAATCACAGTCCTTGCGGACTGCTATGTCTTTTCGGTACTACCTGATTATCAGGTTGATGCACCGATGAAGTGTTTGACATGCGATGTTTGTGGCAAGTTGCCATCGACACGCATTGTTGCACGGAAGGTGATGAGATCAGTGCTGAATGCGAAGTCATCGCTTCGATCCAACTTGATGCCACCGACGCTGCGTACGAAGTACGAAGGAAGGTGTCCGAAGATTACCGACTTCGCACTTGTGCTTGTGTCAACGATTGCTGGGTTCTCGAATACTGGGTATCCAAGAAGCAAGTCATTTGCATCTGCGCTGAGTGCTGGTTGGAACACGAAGTTGCCTGCCGTGTCCTTGAGTTTGCGCATTGCACCGATTGACTTTGCGTTCATCTGGAAGCCTGAACCTGCCAAACGACGACCGGCTGTGTCTACCGAGTAGACCAAGTCGATCAAGTTGTCTGCGGTGAAAGCACCCGACACACCCGTTCCGCCAGTTACACCAAGGCTTGATGCCGCGACGATGCCCTTTGGTGCGTTTGTGCCTGAACCAGTTGTGAGTGATGCGTTGACGCGCACACCGAGTTCGTTGCCTGTCTGATCAGCCAAGAAGGACAAGATGTCTACGCCTGAATCTTCGACCAACTCGCGTGAGAGTTGAACCAAGAACGAGAACTTGTATGCACCCAAGGTGATGAACGAGTTGAACACTGGATCTGATTCAGCGATTGCTGTGCCTTCGCCAACGATTGCCGCAGTTGAATACTGAGCAAGTGATGGAATCTGAAGGTTCTCGCCTGATGCTGTGTTCAAGACTGTCGAAGTCTGGAGCATTGGACCAACCGTACGAGCAAGCATGATGACTTGGTCATAGAACGATGTTGGTACTGGTGCGCCAGTGTTTGTCTTTACGACATCGCGCTTCTCAAACATGTGAGAACGGATCTCGCCTTTTGCCATCGATCGGATGACATCGTTGTCGTTGCGCTCTGCGCGTGGTGCGTCAGCGACAGGTCGAACCTGGTCTGCGAACTCGCGTGTTGCTGCATCCAAACGAAGTTCACGGGCCTCATCGGCGCGGAGTTTCTCGATCGTTGCTGTGCGCTCATCAAGTTCTTTGCTGATGCGCTCGTATGTCTGTGTCTCTTCTGCCGACAAGTCACGCTTCTCAGCGGTTGCGACATCAAGAATCTTCTTTGCGGCTTCCCACGCTGTGGCGCGTTGAGCCATTTGTTGTTCAATGAATTGTTTCATGATTTCCTCTATGAATAGTTGTTGATTGGTTGTGCGCAGGAAGTTGTATTCCGATGGCGCGGGACGCGGACCAATCTCTAGTCGTAGCGGGACGCTTACCGACAGACTGAACTATAGACGATGGTCTATATGTTTTTCAACAGTTCAAGTTTTTTGGCCAACAAGTTGACCGAGTGCGGAACCCGAGCTGGTTCGGCGCGAAGTTTGCCGACCGTCTCAGATAAAAGATCGGCTGCGTCATCGGTCAATGTGCCACCGGCTTCGAGCATCGTGATCGCTTCGGCGAGTTTGTCGGCATCAATACCTGTGCGCTTGGCAAGAATGTCCAACGAGCGGACAGTGGCCGAGGTTGCCTTGTAAGCAGGGAAGCCAGTCACGACCGACACTTCATGCAAACGGACATTGCGTAGTTCGCGGGTCATGCCATCATCTGACCAACTGTCTCCACCGGCAGGAACCGAGAAGCCGAACGACATTGAGTCGACATCGCCGCGCTTCATGAGAACGCTCAAGTCACGACCGACGGTTGTGTCTGGCAGATCGGCGTTCACGAGAAGACCTCGTGAATCTTCTTCAAGTCGCAAAGTCTTTGACCTTGTTGAAGCAAGCAACATCGAAGAGTCGTGGTTCATGTACATCTTGATCGTGTTGCGACCTTTCAAAGATTTGCGGAATGCACCTGGTGCGATTCGCTCGATGAATGGCAATGGTTCGGAGTCTGAGTTGAAGACCGCTGCGTAACCTGTGAACGACATGCCGTCGCCTGTCGGGCCTGCGCGTAATTCAAACTCGTTGACATTGACACGACGCATCTCGACCTTGTTGTCTTCCATGCCAGGAATGTTAGCAAAGTATTCACTCTTGGCGCGATGGAAGTTGAACAGTCCTCGTTCGTCTTTGATCGCGTTCGCTTTGCGTTCGAACCAGTCTCGTGCCGGTTGCGGGTTCAAAGGGTTGATGCCCCACAGGTAATGTGCGACAGCACCCGCACCAGGGAACTGGTCGTTGCTCGCGTTCGAGTTCTTCGGTGCTTCAAGATCCACGGCATGGCGTTGCGCCCAAGCATTCGTACGAATCACTTTGTCTTCCGTGATGTCGCCTCTCGCCATGTCTCGTGCTTCACGAACGGTTCTATCGACCAGCCCTTCACCCACGAGACCTTGACCGTAGTAGTCCAAACCTTTTCTTGCCGCGCTGCGAATGTAGACAGGTATCTCAAGAGATACCTGACGAACCATCTCTTCTTCTTCTTCTTCTTCGCCTTCTTCGTGTGGTTGCCAGGCGTTGCAATAGAATCCGCCGTCAACATAAGCATCCCATCTTTCGCAATATGCCTTGAGGTTGTCTCCTTCGCCTTGCACATTGTCCTCGTTGTAGAACGCACAGTTACCACAAGCGCGACCTTCTGGAACATCTTCTGACAACGCCGGACGATAGTTGTCGGGAAGTGCGCGTTCAGCCTTCGAATATCTGGGATGGTCAGGATGCAACAGATCGTTGTCGGTGATGTACTTCGGATTCTGTGGCCGACCAGATCGGGCCAGATACAAGAATGCGTTCACTCTTGCCATTGACCAAGCCGCTCTGCTAACACCTGGCCGATGCGAAGTCGAATACGCACCCGACCCGCGACGATACACAGACTTCAACACACCGAGCGTGACCCGAGTCCAAACAGGTCGATCACCTTCGGTCATCTTTTCGTTGTGGTCGGCAACTTTATTTTTGAGCGCAGTTTCGGTTGTCTCATTTATTTCGATTCCGCCTTGCTTACCTGCAGCCGAACCCGCAGGATTCTTGTCGCTTCCCGTGATCTGGTCCGATGGTGGTGCCGGTGCGCGTTCACCACCTGGTTCAATATCTTCGGCGATAGACACCGCAATCATCTGATCGATCGCTTCTTGTTTCGTTGCGTGACAACCGATTACTTCACCGTCTTCTTTGATGGTTGCAAACCCAGAACAACCTGGTGCGTCGTCGGTAATGAAGTAAGGCATCAGACCAACAACAATACTTCAGCATCATCGTCAAGAATGCTGAATGTGATCGTCGATTCACCTCGGGCATTCATGCCACCAAGACTTGCCGAGCAAACCGCATATCGTCGTTTCGGTCGGATGACAGGTATCTGGACAACTGGTTCAGGTTCGATCTTCTTGCGTCGTCGTGGTGCGGCATATTGTCGACCGCCGACAGGTGTCGGTTCTGGTGTTGGTTCTGGTGGTGTATCGGTTGCGTCGGCGGTTGCGACTAGACCGCCGAGATCTGCTGTGGCGATCGCCGACTTGGCAACCTTCGTTGTCGCCGAGGCGTCGAGTGCGCCAAGGTCTGCTGTGGCGATCGCCGACTTGGCAACCTTCGTTGTCGCCGAAGCGTCAAGTGCGCCGAGGTCTGATGTGGCCGTCGCAGATTTTTTCGCTTTGGCTTGTGCTGATGCGTCAAGTCCGCCGAGGTCTGCCGAAGCCGAAGCGAAGTGCTTGACGCTTGATGTCGCGGTTGCTGATAGTGCGCCGAGTGTTGCTGTGCCGGTCGCAGTTGTTAAGAACTCTGCACCGTCAAGAAGACCGTTGCCGTCGAGAACACTTGTGTCAAGAATGAACGGTGGGCTGAATCCGTCGAGTCCGAATGCAGCGTCATTCAGTGTGCTTGTGTCGAGCAGGAATCTTTTCACCGCCATCGCGGCCTACTAACTAGCGACGGTCAAAGATGCAGACAAATTGCCTGAAGAGATTGTGTAGGTGTCACCAGCCGTGTACGGGTTCGCGGTGATGGTGCCAGAGAACAAGAAGTTGCCGGTCGTCAAACTGTCCCATGCCGTGAAGTGAGTTGCGTCTTGTGAACCTGCGATGTTCGTCCAACTGATATCTGCATCCGAGTTGATCGCACCCGCTGACGCCGCACCAAAGGAAGTTGCTTTGCGTGTCGTCTCGGTTGCAGGGTTCGCGGTACCTACCGCACCAGGGTCACCGACATGAAGTTTGATGTACACCTGTGCGACCGCAAAAGAAGTATTGTTCGCAAGCGCGTCTAGCCACGAGTTGCAAAGATAAGCCGATAGACCGTGTGCCATTATTCTTCAACCCTTTCAGTGATTGTCAAGATACGGCCTTCGGAGTCACGCTCAACCGTGCGCACGGTTGGCTTTGATTCAGGCACATTCACACGCACCACAGTCTCAGGAACATTGATGATCGGTGGGGCGACACTGACTTGCGCCGGCGGAACATTCACGACAACTTCTGGCATCGTGACCGAAACATCGCGCTGATTCACATCGTAAGTTGGTGCAGGTTCGGTGACAGGTTGCAACATTGTTGGTGCGACACCTGTGTGCGCGATCGGATCGATGTCGATTGCTTTCAACACTGCGGCAGGTTCAAAACCCGAGTTGATTAGACGCTGGGCGATCGCGGTTTTGCGGTCAAGTTCTGTAAGTCCAGCCGCACCCAAGTCGACATTGGCCAGAGGTACGCGGTAGGTGTCGCCACCGTCAGCTGGTCGGAGATCTTCGAAGCGTCGCACATCGTTGATCGAAAGCCAACCTGCTTGCAGACCTGATGAATATCCGGCGACACGCGAACTGAAGTCGCCGCGCATCAAACCGTCAAGGTTGAACTTCATGAACGCGCCGTTGGTCAAGAGTTGACGCGAATATCCATCCTCGATCTTCGTGACATACGGTCGAAGCGTGTGCATCACAAAGTGGATGCCGTTCATTTCGACCGAAGCATAGGCTTGCGCACCTGACTGGATGACGCCTGCCATTGATGGTGGTACACGGAATGCGCGAAGAATCTCTTCGACTGCGAACTGTCGTGATTGCAAGAATTGTGAATCGTCCGGTGCGACCGAAGTTGTTGTGTACTTCGCACCGCCGAACAGGATGCCTGGTCGGTGTGAGCGTCGCAAACCTT